CTGATGGAAATTATGTTATTGAGACAATGGTTGATGATAATGTAAATCTTACATTTAGTCATCCTGGTAGAGAAGATATTGTTTTATATAAGATGGGATTCAGAATTCGTGGAGATGGATCAACTGGGACTGGTAAATCAATTGATACACAATATTTTAGACAAGGTACTTATCGTTTAAAAGCAGAATTAGAACAGATACCAGGTAAACCATTGGCAAAGGGAAATCCAATGGCACTTGCTGTAGATATTAAAGCAGCTTTTGTAATAGATGATGTGGAAGTTATTTCTGCTAAATCTTGGAATGAAAATCCAATGGGAGTGGCAATGACAATTGATGCTCCCATGCCAACAATTCCACAAGAGATACCTCCTGCTGGAGAAGGTAGATGTCCTAATAATCCTATTTGGTCTACTAGACATCCCAATGGAAGTCTTAAATGGTATCCTGTCAAAGTGGATTCGTGGGCAAAATTTATGAATCGATATGCTGTTTCTCCTATTGCTCCATTAGGATTTAAAGGAACGGATGGAAGTGGGGTCGTATATAGAAATACTTGGAAGATTAATCTTCCTTATTCAGGATATTATGGGTTAAGAGGATCGGTAGACAATCAAGGTAGAATATTAATTGATGGAGAAGAAATTCTTGGACCTACTGCTAAAAAGAGAGTTAGTCCTTCTATTTCTTTATCACCTAATTTGGCAAAGAAATATTTGCAAGGTGGTGATCATGAGATAACAGTTGAAGTTGAGAATGATAAACAATTTAATTATACTAAGATTGATAAAAAGATTTTTAGCACTGCAGATTGGGCGGCCAAACAAACTCAAACACAAAAAACAGTTGGGGGAGGAGAGAATAATGTTGAAGTTAATTTTAAAGTAACAACAGATGCTGGTTATGCTAATTCAATTAGAATAGATGGTCTTTTTGATGTAGGAAAGGATTATAGGGGACCACAACTTAAAGAAAATATTACTAAACAAGTAGAAGCAGGAAAAGTTTATAATGTTAAATGCAATTCTGCTCAAGGAAGAGAATTACTTAAAACATTAGGAGAAGCAGTGTTGGGAATGGAAGATGCTGGTGATGGAGATTATAATGATTTGATATGTTCTGCTAGTGCTGGAAAATTCTATGATATTAATGGATCTACCTGTAAGTTTACGGTTCCAGCAACAAAAAAAATTGAGACAGTATATGGTGAGGGTCTTGTAAGTGGATCCGCAAAAGATGGAGTGACATATAGTGGACCTTCATTATCAACATATGCAAATGGAGAATTTGGTCCATTTATAACTCCTACTTGGAATACTGATGAGGAGTATATTGAGACTCATAATGGTACAACTTGGGTTATGACATGGGATAATGTTGATTTCCCTGAAACAGGAACTTATGAAATAAAAGCACAAGCTGATGATGAATTGATTGTTAAACTTGATGGAGTTGAGATTTGTAAAGCGGATCTTGGTTCTCGTTATGGTAATAAAGATGATGGAAAAGCATTAAAACCTATTGAGTATCATTCATTTAATGCTCCTAAAGGTAAGAGATCAATTGAATTAACTTTAACTAATTTAGATTTTAATGCTCCGTTTAGTCAAAACCCTGCAGTTGCTGCAGTAAAGATTACAAAGAAAATGGATGTAGCAAAGGTTGATCCAAGAACAGGAAAGGCTCAAGGAAAAGCATGGACAACTAATCCTATTGGTGTTTCTGCAATTCTTATTCCTCCACCTTGTCCTAAGAAAATAACTGGAGTTGGTATCGTTACTTCTGTTGTTGTTTCTGATCCAGGAAATGGATGGACTCCTCCTATTGAACCTGGTGATCCTGCTCCTTCTTATCCTGTTAATCTAGAACTTAAAGAAATTCTTCCTGTGGATGGTGGTGGAATTAATTATGGACAAGGAGATGTTGTATGTATTAAAAATACTGAAACTGGTGAAGAAAGGTGTTTTGAACCAAATTTTGGACCTTTTGGTCAAATAGAATCTGTCCCTCTTCCAACAGGAGAGGGAAATCTTAATGGATATACTAGTTGGCCACAAATAAGAGTTAGATCAACTGCGCCTAAAGTTCCTACAGGTGGTGGTGCTGAGTTCATACCTAGATTTGAAATAGTTAGAGATCCGATTGGTCTCCCTGATGAGAATAGATTATTACAGGTTACTGATTTAGTTGGATTGAAACGTACAGGATTCTATGAGGGTAAACCTTACTATGGTGCTGTCTTTTATAAAGATGGTATTCGATATGCTGGATGGTATGAAACTCCTGGTAAATTGGTTCAGATTTATGATACAATGCAAGAAAGTATTGATGCTACAGTTACCACACCTCCATCAGCAATTCTTAGACAGGGTAGTGATGTTGCAACTAATAATCCAGGATTGGATATTCCAGGAACTCCCAACAATTTAATATAAAAACATGGCAATAAAAAAAGGAACCGCAACTAATCAAGTCTTAACTAGACTTCCTAAAAAACCCCAAGATGCTGATGGTGATGGTATTATTAGTCCACAGGAGATGCAGTCTTTCGGTAAGGAACCTAATCCTACCGTAACTGCAAAACAAAATTATACTGCTGTAAAATATGGTAATGATAAGGGGACACTTCGTTTTGGACATATTCATAAGAAAGGAGATGTCACTTCGGGATGTATGTTGGATACTCCTGATGGTCGTCATCAATTCTCTTTAGATATTGATGGGCAAAGAAAGGGATGGACAACATCAACAAGTCCTGGTAATTTTCAGGTTCTAGCAGGAGAAGATAATACTGAACCTGATGACACCTTGATTTTAAATGCAGTTAATGGTAATATTTGTATAACTGCCACTAATGGTAAAATTAGATTGCAGGGAACTGATATAGAATTAATTGCTGTTGGTGAAGGTGGTGCTAAAGGTCACATTAAGTGTACTGCTACTGAAACTTTTACCATACATGAAACCAAGAAGATTATTTTTGATTCCAAAGTGATGACAAAAATCACTTCTACTGGTATTATGAATATATCAGCTAATACTTGTTTAAGGATATATGGTTCCTTAATTAAGGCTGTAACTGACGCATGTTCTGTAAAAGATACATCCGTAGGTGGTAATAAGTATAATAAAGAAAATAATCAAGTTTCAACTTCGGAAACATAAGGAGGTTTAAAAAATGGCTTGGGGAATGGATGATTGTATTGTCGGTGGGCAAATACGAATAGGAACTGGATTATGTCCCCCTATTAAAGAAGGTGATTTTAGAATTAATGGAACTGGTTCTGCTCAAGGACCTTTTGTTATTGGTGACGGCACTAAGATTAAACTTGGTGCTGTAGGGGGAGATCCTGATTCAGAGGATAAAACAGGTGCTGCACCAGCAAATTTAATGGTAACTAGATGTTATAATAATGATAGGGATTGTTTTACTGCTGCTATAAAGAGAAGTCTTCAGACTGAAGGAAATATTAGAGTTAATGGTGATAATGGAACTCCTTGGGCTTTTAATCTTAATGGTAACCAAGAGATACAAGGTAATGATCAAACTGATAATGCATTATATGTGACGGGTGGTGGAACTGTTAATAGTTGCTATATTAAAGGAGATTTATATGTTACTGGTGATATAGATGGTGGTAATAAGGGAAGACTTGCTGCAAGATTCGCCGCAGCAGATGCTTCACCAAAACCATTTGATATGCAGCACCCCACTAAGGGGGAAGGCAATCGTCTTCGTTATGCATGTATTGAGGGACCAGAAGTTGGAGTTTACTTTAGAGGTAGATTGAGAAGAGGAAAGGAAATATTCTTACCAAATTATTGGAAAGGATTGGTTCATATTCAGAGTATAACTGTACAACTTCAACCAATAGGTGCTCATCAAGATATTATTATTAAGAGATGGGATGATCAAAAGATATATCTACAGTCGAATGGTGGATTGCCAATAGATTGTTTCTATCATGTATATGCAGAGAGGAAAGATTGCAATCCATTAGTTGTTGAATATCAAGGTGATGGATGGGAAGATTATCCAGATAAAGATTATAAGGATCCTAACTTTAGTGGTCCTCCGAATATTATTACCGTATGAGGAAATTACTTTATGTTGAGGATGGATTCTTAGATCCTCCTCTGTGCCAATCTTTTATAGATTTATTTGACAAGGAAGATAGTTTTGTTGAGAGAGTAACTCACTCAAATCCAAATGAAAGTTTAACTGCCAATCCAGATATACCAAAGTTTAAGTTTGATCAGAACTATGGTGCGAAATATCTGGGTGGTAATGTAGATCCTATTCATCTTACAGAATCAAAGGATGAACTTTTTAGTAGTGTTATAAATGATGTAACCACACTATGCAAAACTTTTGATGATAATATAAAATTACAATATGTGGGAGTGGTTAGATGGCCGATTGGTACATTTATGAAACCACATATTGATGATAATAATGTGCATGAACCAGATGTATTTGCAGCAATGCTTTATCTGAATAATGATTTTACAGGTGGTTCTACATGTTTTGAAGATATGGAAATCAAACCTGAACCAGGAAAGTTAATTATATTCTCTAATTCTCAGCATCTTCATTATGTGAGTGAGGTAGGAGCAGCAGAAAGGTTTGTATTATCCTTTTGGTATGCTAGACCAGCATCTTGACAAAGGATCTCATATGCTTTATAGTGATGGGATATTGAGGGTAATTTATGGATGATGAATATTTAACTCGGTGTGTTGTAGACACATCGAGAAGAACAGTTTATATTTACTCCAATGAAGGAGATAAAAAAACTGTGGAGTGTGATACTCCTGAAGAGTTTATGAGTGTATTAAAT